ACTTTGGACAACTAATAGCTAAGAATGTAAGTCAATATAACGGTGTAACAAACACTATTATCACACACGAAGGATACTTTGACGACAAGAAAAAATTACCTATCATAGATAAAAAGACAGGCAAAGAAAAACCTGCTCCGGATCCTGAATGGTTGTTGTTCGAAAAATGTATGAGAGGTGATACTAGTGATAACGTGTTTAGTGCTTATCCTGGTGTAAGAACTAAAGGAACAAAAAATAAAGTAGGCTTATTAGAAGCATACGCGGATAGAAAAAGCAAAGGATTTAATTGGAATAATCTAATGTTACAACGTTGGATGGATCATCAAGGAGAAGAACATAGAGTTCTTGATGATTACAATAGAAACGTTGTTCTGTGTGATTTATCAGCACAGCCTGGCAACATTAGATCCATTATAAATGACGTAGTAGAAGATGCTATGGAACAACCTAAAAGCATAACACAAGTTGGATTACATCTTATGAAGTTCTGTGCTAAACATGACTTACAGAAGATAGCAGATAATGTTCAACAATATGCTGAACCACTACAGGCAAAATACTCATAGGAGGCAATTATGATAAAAGCAAAACCAATACTTAAAAACAAATTTTGGATCATAGAAAATAATGGCCAAAGAATAGGCACATTATCTAAACAAGAAGATAAAAGATATATGTATAGTTGTGCTACTGGTACTGAATATTTTTCAGATACAAAAAGTTTCAACAGTTACATAGGAGGAGTCAGTTGGGATAAGACAAGTATTTCAGATGCTGGTTCTACAACAAAAGAAATACATGGATTTAGTACTTCAACCAAACCTCATAATGTTGTTTACAATGTACAAAAGAAACTTCCGCTTTTTACAAAAAGTAAAAAATCAAAAAGTTTATATTGTGCTGGATATTACATAATCAAGTTTGATAAAGGGTGGGTAAGAAGTTTTTGTCCTAAACTTGTTACTCTTGAAACTTACGATTATAAAGGACCTTTCAAGACAGAATTTACTATGAGAGAGGAACTTAAAAATGCAAACAAAAGAAGCTATTAATACTATTCCTATTCAAAAATTTATCCAACAGGTAAAGATTGCTGATTCAGGTCAGCATAAAGAAATTAGGATGAATATACAAGAAGCTAAAAATTTAATGTTTTCATTGACTACAGTCATTGCTAATACACAAGGCAGATTAGAACAACTAATTGTTGATAACAAATCTACAGGTGAAGAAACTGTTACAATAGCAATGGATGGTGGTTCTGAGTGGAAATAAACAGATAGTTTAACCTAAAAAGAGATAAATATATACGTATATAATTTAAAGGATACGTATATGAGTAGACCAAAACCTACAGTAATATTAGAGAACATAGACAAGAATAATTATAAGTGTGAACAAATATTAAAGGCTGAAGCTATATGGGCTGTCTTTTTTAAAGGTGCTCCTTTTAATTTAAAAACATCTAATGCTTTAACAAATTACCCCGGACCTAAATATAAAAAGGTTTCTTTTTCAAATCCAGGCCATGCTCATAATCTAGCTAAAAAGCTAAATGAGATGTTCAAGTGCAAAGACTTCTCCGTTTATAAATTAACTGATGGAGAAGTGGTAACTGATGAATGAACTGGAAAGAAACATACACTAAGATCTTCCTAAAACAGGCTGATATTGCTATTAGTGAAACTTCATTAAAGCAGTACATGCCTCTATGGTGGCAGAACACTAGAGGCAAGGCAAAAGGCGGATTACGCCTTACAGATGACGGCTTTGATTTTCTAGCAGAAAAAATAGATCTACAGATGTATGAGATACCGTTTCCTAAAGATTTTACAATGACTACCCAAACTGTCATTTTTTTAGACCAATTCATAAATTGTCCATACTATCTTGGTAACAGAAGTATATGGGTAACGGACGAAAAGAAGTCTATGGAACTACATCTTTTCTCAGGTGATCTCCGAAAATATGGTTTAGTGAAAGCAATCGAACGCCAAAAAAAATAATATTTTGGTAAAAAAGAGGTTGACTTTTATCTAATTGATGCTATACTGTATACATAGTTAGAAATTAGGCACTGACACAAAAAGGAGTACAAAATGGAAAACATCGCACTAAGAACAGTTAGTCCGAACGGAGCCAAGAGAAGCATCCGTAGGGCATTCAAAAAGAAAAGACCAATTTTTATTTGGGGACCTCCAGGCATTGGTAAGTCTGAAGTAGTTCACCAAATTGGTAATGAATATAAAAAATCACTTGTGATTGATATCAGGCTGTCACTTTGGGAACCAACAGACATTAAAGGTATCCCATATTTTGATAGCAATGCTGGTACAATGGTTTGGGCACCACCATCAGAGCTTCCAGATGCGGAAACTGCTAAGAAGCATGATATTATTATCCTGTTTATGGACGAAATGAATTCTGCTCCGCCAGCAGTACAGGCGGCGGCTTATCAGCTAATACTTAATAGACGTGTTGGTACATATCATTTACCAGAAAACGTTGTTATCGTAGCGGCTGGTAACAGAGATGCTGACAAAGGCGTTACTTATAGAATGCCTGCTCCGTTGGCAAATAGATTTGTACACCTAGAAATGAAAGTTGATTTTGAGGATTGGTTGCAGTGGGCGGCTGAGAATCAATTACATTCAGACGTTGTAGGTTATATTACATTCGCAAAGAAAGACTTGTATGACTTTGATCCTAAAAGTCCTAGTCGTTCATTTGCTACACCGCGTTCTTGGTCATTTGTTTCCGAATTATTGGAAGATGATGATGACGAGAATACCACTACCGATTTGGTAAGTGGTGCCGTAGGAGAAGGACTTGCCGTTAAGTTCATGGCCCATCGTAAGGTTGCTTCGAAACTTCCTAAACCAACTGACATCTTAGATGGCAAGGTTAAGGAGTTAGAGACTAAAGAAATCAGTGCCATGTATTCCTTAACAGTCTCTTTATGCTATGAACTGAAAGAAGCCTGTGATAAAAAGGATAAAAAGTTTGATACGAAAGTTAATAACTTCCTTAGATTCGCAATGGATAATTTTGATACAGAATTGGTTGTAATGGGTATTAAGTTAGCCCTCACGCAATACTCACTACCAATTGACCCAGATGAGGTTGACTGTTTTGATGAGTTCCATAACAGGTTTGGTAAGTACGTAACTGCGGCTCAAAGTGCTTAATAGCACTAGGAGTTTGGGCGTCTCCTTAAAAAAACGCCCACTTTTTCACTTGACAAATGATGGAAAATGTTGTATATTAAATATATAATAAGGCAATACGGAGAGGCACATGACAATAGATACTAAAGGATTTGAACCAAAAGAGCTAAAAAAAGAAGAGCTAGAGGCAATGAGATCAGACGTTGCTGATAGAATTATCGTAGCAAGAGTTGGTTTATTACTTAGACATCCATTCTTTGGTAACATGGCAACTAGACTTAAGGTTGAAAACTGTGATGATTGGTGTCCTACTGCCGCTACAGATGGTAAGCATTTATTTTACAATACACAATTTTTTAATGCTCTTTCTAACAAAGAAATAGAGTTTGTTATAGCACATGAAATACTTCATTGTGTTTTTGATCATATCATAAGAAGAGAAGACAGAGATCCACACATATACAACATCGCTTGTGATTACATTGTAAACAATACATTAGTCCGTGATAAGATAGGTGATCCTGTAAAGATGATTCCTATATATCAAGACTGGAAATATGATGGTTGGCAGTCAGAAGCAGTATATGATGATATTTACGAAAAGGCTAAAGAGAACGGCAAAAAGTTTTTAGAACAAATGGGCCAACTGCTAGACGAACACATTGACTGGGAAAAGAAGCCAGGTCAAAGCAAAAAAGGCAAAGGCGGAAAAGGACAAAAACGTCCACACTATACAAAAGAAGAAATGAAAAAGATTAGAGATCAGGTAAAAGAAAACATGATCTCTGCGGCACAATCCGCTGGTGCTGGTAATGTTCCTGCTGAAATAGAAAGAATGATAAAGGAACTTACTGAACCTAAAATGAACTGGAGAGAAATACTTAGACAGCAGATACAGGCAACTGTAAAAAATGACTACACTTTTAGTCGTCCTAGTAGAAAAGGTTGGCATACTGGTGTTGTGTTACCAGGCATGAATTTTGATCAGCAGATAGATTGTGCTATTGCTTTTGACATGTCAGGCTCGATCGGAAATGATCAAGCAAAAGACTTTTTATCTGAAGTAAAAGGTATCATGGATGAATTCAAAGAATACAATGTTAAGTTGTGGTGCTTTGATACTGCCGTATACAATGAAAAGGATTATTCTAGTACAGACGGAGAGGACTTTTCAGACTATCAACCTGTAGGCGGTGGTGGCACTGAATTTATGTGTAATTGGGAATATATGAAAGAACATGATATACAGCCTAAAAAGCTGATTATGTTCACAGACGGTTATCCTTTTGGTAGCTGGGGTGAAGAAGATTACTGTGAAACAGTATTTGTTATACATGGACATCATGACAGAAACTTTACTGCTCCATTTGGAGTAACTGCTCATTACGAGGATGCTTAATTATACATGAAATTAAAATACAAACTAAATCCGCAAGATTATTTCAAGTTTAGAAAACTTAATCATCAAGCACCACATTTGGCTGTAATCGATTTGCCATTGAAATATAACATCCAAAATGCTATAGAAACTTGGATTGATTCTAATCTTAAAAACAGATATTTCATTGGAAAAGCAATAGGTTTAACCAAAAACAACAGTATTGATCAGGTCCTTAGAGTAGGATTTGAGGATCCAAAAGAGCTTTCTTTTTTCGTTTTAGCTTGTCCACTTTTGAAGTACAAGTAAATACTGAGCAGATAATTACTATATAAAGGAGTATAAAATATGTCTGAAAACACAACTGTACAAGGTACAAAACCCGCTGAAGCACCTACTGGAGCACCGGCTCAAGGCACACCGCCTACTGGAGCACCTGTAGAACTTACAGTACAAGATCTTGGAGTTATTAAATCCATTATCGACGTTGCTTCACAAAGGGGTGCTTTTAGAGCAAATGAAATGGAAGCCGTTGGCAAAACTTTTAACAAACTAGACTCATTCCTTTCTACTGTTCAAAAAGCTGAAGAAGAAGCAAAAAAGGCCAACGCAGGTAAACCAGAAGAGTCTAAAGGAGACAAGTAATGGCTGATATTAAACACGTAGGTCGATTAAAAACAAACCAGAGAAAGGTTGTTGTCGCTTACAAAGTCATACCAAACGAAGATCCAGCAGTAAGTGCATTGATAATTGATACGGCAACATTAGATGATGCTGATCATGATGCATTGATTAATACTGTTGAAGGTAACGCAGGCCAATCAGCATTTGAATTTGCAGAAGTAATGGCAAGAAGCACATTACCAGATGGTGCTAATATGTTAGCTAAATTTCATGCTAGTGGAAAATTAGTAAAAGTACCGCACACTTCAATTGAGATGATGCCTAATCCGAACACAACTATAGGATTAGATGAACTGGTTAAAATAATAGCTGAACAAAGAGGCACAACTATTGCTGGGTTAGCAATGAAAAATCCAGATGAGTTACCAGAAGGTACAACTATAACAGAAGCTGGTTCAGTAAGTAACATGCCAAAGGCATCAAACGTAGCGGCTGAAGCACAGGCGGCGAATATTCAAGCCCCGGACAATGCGGCATTATCAGATGAGCAATTAGCGGCGAGCTATAGATCTCAAGCTGATAGACTTTATAAAGAAGCAAAAAGTCTTAGAGAACAAGCTGAAGAGCTAGTTCCTACGAAAAAGAAAAGCAAAGCCAGTGTCAAAACGGCTTCCTGATGATGTAATTAAGCATTGGCCAGACGTTTTCAAAGACATTGATATACACACTATCCCCATAAACTATCTTAGTTCCATTAAGGTAGAGTTTAAAAAAGGTAGAATATGGGAGATAGATTGTAATGCTAAAAGAGAAACAGGTGCTGATCTAGACAAAAGCATATCCGACCTGTTTAAACAGTACGGAGATGATATTTTACACGTTGATTTTAGGTTAAACACGCCTAAACTAAAGAGGGACATAGAAAAACGTACTAGGGCATTCTTAAAAAACCCAAGAAAAAAGAGAACACGATAATTGATTAATGTGATAAATATATGTAACAATGAATTAGGAGTATTAGATGGGTACTTTAAGACTTAAAAGAGGAACAAAAGAAGCACTACAAACCAACCCTGGTTTTACACCTGCGGAGGGTGAACTTGTTTATACAACGGATAGTAAAGAAGTATTTGTAGGCGATGGAGCCACACAAGGTGGCGTACCAGTTTCAGTATCCACACAGAACCTAGAAGATTTAGGTAACGTTCAAGCACTAGCGGCACAAAAAGATCAAATATTAGTATATACAGGATCAAACTGGGCCGCAACAGATAATCCAGCAGTAGATATACGTGGTAACATATACGGTGATGATTCGACCTTACTAGTTGATGCTATAAACGGAAAAATAGTAGGACCAGTAGAAACTTCAACAGTATCCGCAACTACATTAACAGGAAACCTTACAGGAGATACTAATGGATCTCATACAGGAGGAGTTGTTGGTGATGTGGTCGGAAACGTCGTAGGTACTGTTACAGGTTCATTAACAGGAACAATGACAGGTTCAGTATTTGGTGATGACAGCTCAGGATTATTAGTAGATGGAATAAACAACAAAATTACTGGTGCTATCAATGCTATGAATGAATCAACATTTGATAACACTATTAACATAGGTACAAAGGTATCTAATCCGGCTTTTAATTATAACACAACCTCTACTAACGGTGCTTTCCCACAGTCAACTATACAGATAAGAAATGTACACAACGATGTGACAGCAGATGAATTAGGTATATTTAGATCTAGAGGAACATTAGGCGCAAGAGTCA